TCTATCGTTAATGACTTGGTGATCCATAATTGCGGCGACCTCTTCCATGTCATATTCTTTGCCGCGTTTTGTGACGTTATCTAATTGATCATTGATACCCAGATCGACCACAAAGGTTTTGGGTCTAACCAGAAACCCCTCTTGGATCAACGCACCGATTTCGATTTGATGTGCGCAGTTGTTAAAGACAGAACGCAATCCTTTGCCATCACCACGATTAGGTGTGGCTGTAAAGCCTACAATCTCTGCGCTATCGTTGTCTTCAAGCACAGCATCAATCACACGGCGATACGTTCTTGCCGCTGCGTGATGGCCTTCATCAATCACCACCATGTCGAACTTGGGGCGCTTGGCTAGGTTGCGTTCACGAGAAATAGTTTGCACCATTGAGAATACGGCATCGCCATCCCAATGCTTGACTGTACCGTTCACAATACTTGTTGTGATGTACGGGTTCACCTTTTTGAACTTGGATTGGTTTTGCTCAACAAGTTCATCGCGGTGTTGCACGATAAGAATTTTTTTGCCTTCTTTGTGCCGCTTGCCCACAAGCGCAGAAAGCATGATCGTTTTGCCTGCACCCGTTGGTGCAACGACTAGAGTATTGCCGTGTTTGTCGAGAGCTTTTAGAGCATCGCTTACGGCTACCTCTTGGTAGGGACGTAGTAACATAAAACACCTGTTCGCTAGAATTGGTGGGGGGATTGCGGCCCTCTGCCCCCCGGTCAGAGGTCTAGCAGGCGCGGATTGGCCTTGCCGCTAGATTATCTTTGCGCCCAAGACGGAACACCACCAGACGATTGAGGCTGCGTAGGTGCAGCTTGCTGAGTGGTTTGCGCTGCTACAGGAGTCTGTTGCATTGGCGCTTGTCCGCTTGGAATAAATTCCCGCGAATTAGGTGTCAAGGCTGCGGTCAAGCAATTGCTATCACTGTAGCCGTTAGTCCCTTTCTTAATACCAACTTTAGCACAAATTTCCATAGCATTTAAGTCAAAAACTCCAGAAATATTTCTTGCCTGTTGCGCTTCTGCCGAAACGTCCGCAGGATCAATACTACGCGCACTCTCAACAAGTGCTTTTAATGTGCGTAAACCAATCTCTTTGGCTTGTGGAATACCGCTTTGACCCATCTTGTCACCATCGACAAAGACGCGATCCCAAAACTTACGGCGATCAAATTCACCACCAATAATGGTAAACTCAAGTTCCATCCACTTAGCCGCAGAAGTCGCTGATTTTTTGAACCAAGGACCAGAACCAAATTCTGGAACCTCAGTGTCACCTTGCTTTACAAGGACAACTGCACGGCAAACTGTGCCTTTAGGAATTAAAGAAAACTCACGATCTTGAGAGTTATCATCGGCGGGTACGTTATTTAAATTAAGCATTTTGTGCTTCCTCTTCGCTAGAGATTTGTGTTGCAGGATCAACAAATGTTAAATCCCTTGGTTGATCGGGAGAGCGACTAGACATCTTTTCCATCAATTTGCCTAAATGTGGCTCTTCCAAAGTTTCGAGGCGACCAGAGCGATCTTTTGCAGGGTAGCCCCACTCATTCAATGGCTGACAGATAAACGCACGATACTGACCGTGATCACCTGACAAGATTGCCATTGTAATTACTTCGTCAACAATTCCGGGCAATTCACGCCCTGTCTTGCTGCCTTCAATTTGCAGCGCATATTGCTTGCGCCCATAATCATCTGTGATTTCATCAAGAATGCCAACAAAAATTACATTCTTTGTACGAATGTGCTGAAGGTGTGTTAGCCATGACATCATTTCACGCCCATGCATTCCATAGGCTGCGCGTGTGTCTAGCTTTCCAGAACGCTCAGAGCGTGTCTCTGGTTGCTGTAAGCACCACTGAAAGCACAAACGCCCTGCGACAGTAATAGAGTCCACAAACAGACTGTCAAACTTGTCCCAAATCTCTGCGCTATCTCCGTACATTTGCGCAACATAATCGTAGTGCGCTTGGCTGTACGGCTGATCTTCTGACAGTGATGGGTTAGCACCACCTAAAAAGCAAGCTAGGTCACGGCATTCAGTCCATGTTCGAGGACGAATCACATCAATTGGGTAGCCTTCGATAGCGGCATCCCCTGCTTCTAAGTCCATAAACAATGTAGTTTTTGGATCAAGAGTCCTAGCGAGTGTGGTTTTACCCACACCGCTTGGTCCACACACCACGATTTTGTGGCCCTTCTTTTCAGCTAAACGCTGATCGGCTGTGATAATTTGTAAAGCCATTATTCTACCTCCTCAATAGTAAAGCCACCAACTTCTACGGTACGGCATGGTTCGAGAGCCGCCTTGATTGCAGGTGGGGCTGCTGTGTATTTACGCTCTTCAACTGCAAGCGTAAGTTTTCCATAGTGACGCGCATCTTCTTCAGGCATTGACTGAAGTACATTGCCAAGCTCTTCTTGATCCCACACAACCTTTTTGCGAACCGTAGCTTTTAGTTTACGATTGCCTGCAATGATGTGTGTAGTTCCAAAGTCTTTACCATCTGCGCGTAACGCATCACTTACTTGAGTAAAGAAGGTATCATAGATTTGTTCATCAACGTTTTTGAGTTCATCACGCATTTCACTAATGACATGCTTGAGTTCCTCTCGACGCTCAAAAAGTTCACGACTGTTCATGTCGATTCTCCGCTGTTAAGTTACTAGAAATTTACATATCCCACAAGGCTTGGGACATGTCAACACTTTTTTTAGATAAATTTTTTTATTGACATCCCAAATGAATTGATGTATATTGGGATTATAGGAGGTGAGAGTTTCTAGCTCTCTTATTTTCAACCGGGGCTTTGCCCCCCTTATACTCTGAAAGGAGTATGCCATGTCTACCACTACCATCCCATTCGGTCTGACCTTCCGTGGTCAGAAAAACTACACTTCCAGTGAAGTCTCGCACTTCATTGAATGTGCTGATGGCATTGAGCCATTAGAGTTTCGCAATGAATACATTGCGTTTCTTGAAGACTTCCTTGCGGGGAAGATCAAGCCATCAACACAAGTTAGTGTTGACATGGTGCGTGTGTTCCAAGCCGACTTGGACAACCGTGCTGACATCGACTACCGCGAAGGTCACTGGGATGACGAACCCCAGATTGTCGCGGGTGGCAAATATTTTGCTAAACAAGCCACAAAACTTAAACGGCACATTGCCAAACACACATAATATTGCGGGGGCCTAGCGCCCCCCTTTTTTTGACAAAAGTATTTCAATACCAAGACAAGCCTTCATTAACTTTTTCTTTAACTTGAACTCTGGAGTTTCTACACCCTTGGCATCCTCGACCACCTCATACCATTCGCCATCTTTGTTTTGCTTCTGGTATCGAAAGTCAGCAATGTAAGCACAAATCTTTTCGTTATTGACCATAAGATTGTAACGCACCTGTAGCTCCAAGTCTTTGACCGTCCCTGCGCGTTCTAATGATTTAAGATACAGGTAACGCTGTGATTCCCACTTAGAATCGAACTTGATCCCCTGCACAGTTACTTTCTTATTACCGTACTTGGGTCTTGACCCACGCCTCTTGGGATTATATACAGTAGGAAACGTCATTTATGGGAAGGAACCTCCATGCCAAAACCTGAAAAATACAAATCAGTCGGTATATCAATAGACGCGTACAAGAAACTAATCTTCATTGCCGATCAAGAAGATCGTGCTTTGGGTAGACAGTTATCACGCATGATCGAAGAATCATACGAAGATGTTCAGGAGCGTGTCAATAGTAAGCGTGGTTATCAACCCGCTGCTGTAGGCATAGGCGGTATAACTACAGTCATCGAAGACTAGAGAAGTCCTGCGTTACCTAAACCACCCAGTAGTGTTGCTGCCACTGCTGGGTTTTCCTTTGCGCGTTGTCGAATATTAGAGAAGTCAGGAACGTCAGATATTTCTACCGGGGCAACATCAGGAACTGGCATAGTTGTTCGGCTTACTGGCGCTGGTACCGAAGATACTCTACGATTTTCTAAATCACGAGCTATATTGGAAGCGCCTTCTTTCATGGAACCTACAGTTCCTACGGCTCCTCTCATACCTTGTTGTTTTGCAAAAGATTTAGTGGTATCGTTTAAAACTCTTAAAAACACCTGCATTTTACCAGCTTTAGTTTTTTCTTTTGCAGCTTCTTTTCCATACCGTGCCGCGAAAGATGTGTAGAACGGACCAGTAGAGAGAACTCTACCAACCATACCAAGACGAAAAAGTGTTCCTAAATTTTCTAATGGATTAGCCGCAATATTTGCTGCAACAAGATCACCACCTTCAGCAGATGCACCAAGAACTTTCATGTTTCTGCCAAATAAAGCGATAGAATCAGCTTCTGCTTCAGGAAATAAAGCTCTTAGTTTACCAGATTTTTCAGCCCGTAAAAGGCGTTCTGATAATTGCTTAAAGGCTTTCTTGTCTGTCATAAAGCTATGCTCAAAATCACCTATCAGGTTCTGCATATAGTATGATTGTAACTCAGCTAACTCTTCAGGTTTATCTTTAAAAAACTTTGAAAGTTTTGTGATGTCATTACCTTTAACAGATGGGCTTGCCAATAAGTCTGCTGCTTCATCTGGCATCAATGATCCTGCACGAAGTTTTCTAGCCATTGCCGCAGAATCAAACTGTGCTTTTTCTTGCATCGCGTCTTTTATATTACGCAATAAATTCACACCAGTTTCGTCACCACCTGCTTCTAAAAAATCATCAATAACACTTTGATCAATTCTTGTTAAAGATAAAGTATCCATTTGGTCCGCCAGCCTACGAACTTCTGAGATTCTTGAACCGAACAATTCATCGGCTGTGCCGCCAAGAGTATCTATCTTTTCTTTTAATTTACTTCCACTAAACTTTTTTGTTGAATCTAACGTGGAGCCTGATTCTCGCATAGCTTTACGCAACCATTCAGCAGCCGCACGTTCACGCAAAGGCTCATAAACTTTTTCACCTAAGACTGCACGAGCATCTTTTAGCAATTTTGGATTATCTTGCCTGATTAAATTTTTAAATGCCTGAGATGGATTTAACTCTTTACCACCTTTTACGGCTGCATTTAGACTTTTTAAACTAGCAGCAGACGATACCTTTTCAAAACTATCCATGCCCTGTTTAAAGAAACTACGCAGCTTTGGTATTTCATTAGAAACATTTTTAAAAAGTTTCTTTTGTTCGTCTGTTAAGTCACTAGCCGCTTTTCGCCTCATAGCATTGTTGACAGAAGTAGGAGATATAAAATCATCTAGTTTATTAAGAAACTTGTCTTTCATAAGCTCCACACTGTCAGAGCCATAGTTACCCATCCAAGTATCGTTCAGTGCTTTTCGGGCTTTATAAACTTGAGTAAACGATGCGTCATCAGGTAGCTTCATTAATTCATCAACAGCCAAACGAGATTTCCCAAGATTTCCTGATCCAGCCGCTACCAATCTATCAAGTTCTAATTTAGCATCTGCTTTTAAACCACGCGTATTAAATAGTGCAGTATCACCGACTGCGCTGTTTGTTAAATTTTCAAGGTTAGCAAATTTTTCTTTTACCTTGTCATCAAAGGCTTTATATGCACCAACAAATGCCCCTTGTATGTCAGCGTTTAGTGCGTCATCTTTTTTTGCAGCTTTCCCTATTTGAACAGCAATGTCATCCATGTGTTTGATTAGGTTATTAGATGCAAACTTTTCAGCTTGAAGCAACGCATTATCACCAGTTTCTACAGCATTTGTTAGAATAGCAGCAGTAGCATCTATATCCACGCCACCGTCAGCGCCATAAGCGCGTAACTTTGCTAAATCTTTCATGATTTGTTCGTGATTCTCACGCAACCTAACAGATGTTCCTAAAGCCTTTTCGCTCATGGCTTGTTGACGCGATACGATAGAATTTGCGCCCATAGCAGATAATGAGGGTTTATAATTGGATTGTATAGCTTCTGCTACTTCTTTTTGTGTTTCTGGAGCTAACTTGCTACCTGCACGACCACGACCTACCGCGAATCCAAAAGATTTGCCAATTGCACCAAATACACCTTCACCAGCGGCGGCTATAAGAGCTTCAGTACCAGCCGCCTTACCAACATCAAGAAGGCTTTCTTCTTGTGTGCCTCTTAATGTTTCCACACCTTCTTCAAATAACTTACCACCTCCAGCACCTAAACCTGCGCCAATAGCAGCACCTAGTATTGGAATAGGAATTGCAGCCTGTCCTGCTATAGCACCGCCAATACCACCTACAATTTCTTCACCAGCCGCGCCTACAAAGTCTTGTAAATCAGACAAAGTAAATCCGCTTTCGTCAATCATAATTGGCTTTTCAGTTTCTATGCCGAGCAAAAGTGCGCCTTTTGGAGTGATCGCTAAGTTTCCACGATCATCTCTCATATAGTCGCCTTCTCTAAAACCATAGCGACCTAAAACATTTTCTTCTTCTTTTGCAGTTTCAGCGCCTGCTAACTGGCGTCTTAGGCGATTATTTTTTATTCCAGTTTCAGTGTCAAATTCTTCACTGGCAACTTCAATAGAAGGACCTTTTCTATCCGTCCTCTCCACATCACGAACAAGTTTTTCTATTTGTTTCATTTCGATGTAATTTGGCTTTTCTCCCTTTATTTCAAAAGGAACAAATTCGCCCGGACGAACTTCAACTTGTATTTCAGCCATTAATTAGCCCTAACTATTTTTCCATCTTTAAAGATTAACTTTCCTGTGCTTCCTTGTATTTGATCAAGATCACCATATTTTTCAACAAGTTTTTCAAAGTCACCTTTATCTAAGTTTTCAGGATTGTAGATAAAATCTAAGCCAGCATCAAATTCAGATAATTTAGCTCTAAATATGTCTTCTAATTGGTTCAAAGCAGAATTTGTTTCATCAAAATTTGTAAACCATCCCGGTTTTTTCATAATTTCATTTTCCCATATTTCTACATCTCTGTTAGAAATACCATTCCCAGTTTCTTGAGTTAAGAATCTTTTAAAACGACCCATTAAAAGATTTACACCTTGAGCATATTCTTGTTCGCTACTTGGATTTCCTGTATTTAAGTTAGGGAAAAGTGCTTTGCCAATAGAGTTTAATCTATCATATGCAAATTTAACAGTACCACCACCTTGCGCAATTTCCATAGACGCGTTTCTCATTTCTGAAATAACATCAATTGCGTCTTCTACCCCTGTTCTACCGTCAATATACTTTCTAGCATATGCTTCTGGCTTTAATATAATGCCACCTGTTGGTGTGTTTTTGTCATAAACAACTGGTATTTTCCAAGAAGAAGCATCTCCTTGCCCTGTCGCAAATGTAAACTCATGTTTTTTGTCATACTCTGGACCACCTTCAACTTGAGCTTTTAATAAATCTGCTTGAGCTTGTAGATTATCTTCTTGCCTTTTCAGTTGAGAGTCATACCACTTTAAATAAACGTCTTTCTTAAAATCGCTATCAGCTTGCGCAGCGGCTCTCTCCGCTGACAAATCATTTTTTTGTTGTTGTAATGCATATTGACCTGCTGCTAGTTGAGCAGCTTTTGAATCCGCAGTTGCTTTATCTAAATACGGCATAGCAGCCTCACCTGCTTCGCCAAGTGCTTCAAGC